TGTAGCTGGTACAGGTAGTCCAGCTGGATTCTGGAGTCCTACATTAGAAGTTGGTGATTTGATTATCGCTAATCAAGATAATCCTACATCAGCAGCTGACTGGACAGAGATTAACAAAAATATTGATGTTGCAACAGCTACAGTATTAGGTATTGCAAACTTCCCAACAGCTGGTGGACTTAGTGTTTCAGCTGGTGCAGTTAGCTTACCAGCGGTAGGTACTGCTTCAACTAAAGGTGGAGCTGCTAAATCACTTACGGTAACAACTGATGCTAAGGGTAGAGTTTCATCTCTTGCTGAACAAAACATTCAGATAGCCGCTTCTCAAGTAACTAACTTCTGTGATGAGGTTGAAACATGTGTAGGTACTGCTTTCCAGAAATCTGGAACTATTGGTGGTGCTGCTACATGGACTATTACTCATGGATTCAATACAAGAGCTGTACAAGTAGGAGTATATTTAAATAGTGGAAGTTATGACACTGTTTATGCAAGAGTAACAAGACCAAGCACAAACACTGTAACTATTGCAGTATCTACAGCGGTTGCTGCTAATGCATTAAATTACACTATTGCAGTTGTAAAATAAAACTAAATAATGGCTATAGAGTTTAAGGATGACATTCAAGTCCCAGACATAACTATAAACGGAAGTGCTTTAGGAACAAATGCTTTTACAAGTACTACTATTCCAACTAATAATAACCAGCTCACTAATGGAGCTGGTTATGTAACTACAAGTGGAAATACTACTATAGGTATCAATCAAAGTAATACTTTAAACACAGCTACAGTATTTGCAACATTAAATTTTACAAATGGTGTTGCTACATCTGCAACTACAAGAACTTTAACACTTTCTAACTTAGGTTTTTCAGGAGCATCAAATGCTAATTATATAACCAATAATAATCAATTAACAAATGGTGCTGGTTATGTAACTACAAGTGGAAATACTACTATAGGAATAACTACATTCTTTGGAGTACTTGGTAAACAGGAATCTATATCAGAGATAGACTTAGTTAATGGTGTTGTTACAAGTATTAGAAAACAAACATTAGATAATAAACTTATAACAAATGGTGCTGGTTATATAACTGAAGCTCCAAGTGAAACAGCTTATGGATCTTTCAGTCCTCCATCAGCACAGGTAATAAACTCTGGAGGGGTGGTTGGAACTAAGGTTACATTAAACCTCAGTACATCTCAAATTACTGCTGTTGGCATAACGTCAACATCAGCTTCTGTGGCATTTGATGATGCTGGACTTTATCACCTTGATTTTAATTTTGCATCTACAGTTTCAGCTTCTCCAAATAGAACTTTAGCCGCAGCGAATCTGGAATATTCTACCAATGGTTCAACTTGGACTGCTATACAAGGAAGTCAAGTATATAATTATGATAGAGGTACAGCTACAAGTGGTGGTACTTCAACTTGGGGATTTGTGTATAGAGGTAGTGGAAGTTGTAGTCTTATTTTTTCAATAGCAGCTGAGGCATATATTAGAGGAAGATTTTGGATTGAAGGAAGAGCATCAAGTAGTTCTGGAATAACAACAGTAACCGATGGTTGTAGATTCTCTGCTCATAAAATAGCTTAATACAACTATTAAGTAAAGAATTTTATTTTTACTATCTTTGTGGAATATATTAATCTAAATTAAATCAAATGGCAAACGCAGCAAAAAAAATTACGGAAGCAGAATTATTAGAAGTTCAATCAATGAACAACGCTTTTAATCAGCTTAAACTGAAGATCGCAGATACAGTACTAACGAAAGAACATCTTCTTGGTGAGGTTGCAAAACTTAAAGAAGAATATAAATCAGTTGAGGAAAAACTAACTGAGAAGTACGGACAAGATGCTGTTATCGATATTCAAACTGGAGATATCTCCGAAAAAGAAAAAGAGAAATTAGAAAAAGTTGAGTAATGGCAAAAATTGAGAATACTACGGTATACCCTACGGTCACTCCAGCAATGGATGACTATATAGTTGGAACTGATGTAAGTGACGATAACAAGACGGTTACTTTTTTAGTTAGTGATATAGCTGGGGGTGGCGGTGGACTTCTTCAAGGATTGCAGTCTGTATTAGATGAAAATAATGCAGCTACTCAAGATATAAATTTATCAGGTCACATTAGTTTATTAGGTGGCCCTGGTGTAGCTTATCTTGATCTATGCCAAATATATTTATCTGGTAATGTTGGAGCACCAGGACAAGTACTTACATCACAAGGTATAGGTGCATGTGCTACATGGACTACTCCTGGAGCAGCGGGTTGTTGTGCACTTAAAGACGTACTTGCTGTAGGTAACACTACTGGTGGTAATGATATACTCACAACAGGGAGTATGTACTTCTCTGGAGCTAATCAATTACTTCAATTAACAAATGGAACCGATCTTGATATTGATGGATCAGGTTCTATTTTATTATCTCCTGGTACTACTATTAATGATGCGGCTGGATCAACAGGATTAGTTAATCAAGTTTTAACTTGGGACGGTAGTGATATTGTTTGGGCAGATCCAAATTTAGGAAGTTGTTGTAGCATACAATCAACAGCAACAGCTGGAAATACTTTAACAGCAATTGGACTAAGTTTTGTAGGGCCAAGTACAACTACATTTGACGCAAATTCTCAAATAAATTCAGCGGCTAATAACGTATGGTCTGGTACTAATACATTCTCTGGAGATTTAGATATAGATGGTGCACTGGAAGATGTTAATGGATCAGTAGGTGTGGCTGGTCAAATCTTAAGTTCCACAGGATCTGGTGTAGCATGGATTAACAACACAGCAGCACCAACACTTCAAAATGTTTTAGATGCTGGTAATACAGCTACAGAAAATATTAATCTAACAGGTATAATAGACTTAACAGGAAGTTTAGTTTTAGGAGCCAATACTACAATTAGTGCTAACGCATCTGTAGGAACACCAGGACAATATCTAACAGCTACAGCAACGGGTGTTGAATGGACTTCATTGTCTACAAACTGTTGTCCTTTAGATGACGTTTTAGTAGCTGGTAATACATCTGCTAATAGTATTTTATTAAGTGGTGCAGCAAATGTTACAGCACCATCTATGACACCAGGTTTTCTTGTAGCTCTCAATGGAACAGGTGCGGCTGGTCAAATATTACAAACAAATGGTGCAAGTATAGAGTGGGTTAATGCTCCTGGTGGAATGAGTGGTTTTGATGTTAGAGCCGATAGTGGTGCTAACTTACCAATAGTTAATAACGATATACTTTCTATTATAGGACAAGTAGGAAGTAATCCTATATACACTAAGGCAGTAGCAGTAGATACGGTAGAGGTACATCACGATCTGGGTACAGGCGTAGCTGGAACATATACTAATGCAACTGTTACAGTTGATCAGTATGGTCATGTGTCTGCTATTAGTGGAGCGACACCAACAGACACAACATATGATTTAACTTCACAACAGAACGGAAGTAATTCAAACGTAAACCTAATAGGTAGTGATGGTACAACAGATACTGTTCAAATTATTGCTGGTACAAATATTACAATTACAGATACTGGTAATGCTATAACAATAGACGCTGCTGGTGGAGGAGGAGGAATGACTTCTTTTGATATAGCAGATAGTGCTGCTGGTAGTCAAACAATAGTAAATGGTGATAAAATAACTTTTGTTGGAGGAACTGGATTAACCTCTACTGTTACAGCAGTAGATACAGTTACTTTTGATTTAGACAACACAACGGTAGCAGCTGGTAGTTATACAAATGCTGATATTACAGTAAATGCTCAAGGGCAAATTACAGCAGCATCCAATGGTGCTGGTGGTGGTGGTAGTACAGCTACTTACACAAGTGCTCAGAATGGAGCTAATGTGGATATGACTTATGCTCAAACAAGTCCTACTGTAACAGATGTTGTATCTCTTGTTGCTGGATCAAACATAACTTTAACTGATAATGGTGCTAACCAAATAACAGTTGCTTCAAGTGCTGGTGGTGGAACAATGAGTTCTTTTGAGGTACAAGCTGACGCTGGTGGTAACGAAACAATAGTAGATGGTGATAAACTACAAATCTTAGGAGGTACAGGGATATCAACTGTAATGAGTAATCCTGATATTGTTACTATTAATAATACTGGTGTATTAAGTATTATAGCTGGTGCTGGTATAAGTGTCAATCAAGCAGCTGGAAATGTAACTATTACTGCTACTGGTGGTGGTGGTGGTGTGAGCAATATTATAAGAACCTCAAGAGGATTTTATACTCCAGAACTAAAAAGAACATCACCTAATTTAGATTGGTGGCTATATGAAAACCCAATGAATCCTACACAACCTCTTCCAGCAACTGGATTTACAGGTATGGATTTAATTGGATACAATATTGATGATCCACAATTAACAAATCCATCTAACGGAAGTAATATTATAAACGCTTCTTTATTTAGAGGAATGACTAATAATTGTCTTCATCAAACATATAGACTTTGTAGTGGTAAAGTTACTGTTTCTCACACTATGAAAACTTTTGAAGTTTACTTATATAAAAAGAGAATTTGTCAAAATGAAAGTGACGTGCCAGTCTGGTACTTTATTACAAGATGTTACTTTATAACACAACTTGGAGGTTTAAATGATATGGTATGTTGTGAGCTTGACTTAACTGCAACTCCTTCTGCATATCTTGATATACAAGCTGATGAAGCATTATTTATGTCGATACACTCTTCCGATAGTACTCTTGGTGGTATGAACGGAACTATAGATTTAGAATTTAACCCAGCACCATAATAATCAAATTAAAATAAAATGAAATGGACATTAGAAAAATATCAATTGGATCAGACTTTAAGTCTGGTGCAATGCACTATATAAAAGGACAAGAAGTTCTTGGTGGATCACACACAATACATCTTATACAAGCACAAAAAACCTCATTTAGAATATGGGTGGAGAAGGATGAAAAGTTATTTGTTTGGAAAGAGTTTTTAACTACACTTCCAATAGCTGTTGAATATAATATAAACTTCTGATGAAATCTCCATACTGCTTTATCGTAACACCAGTTAACGATAGAAGGTATGATAATCAGAAAGAGATAGGCGAGGTTAACTTTATTACCAGTGTTTCTGAAGAAGATCATACATCATCTAATCGTTTTGCAATAGTTGTTGAAACACCTATTGAATATAATGGCCCTATCAAAAAGGGTGACATGCTTTTAGTACACCATAATGTTTTTAAATTTTATAATGACATGCAAGGTAGAAGAAAAAGCGGAAGAAGTTTTTTAAAAGAAAACTTATTCTTAGTAGATACCGAACAGTTTTACATGTATCATAACGGTACACAATGGAATGCATGGGGTAAGTATTGTTTTATAGAACCTATTGCATTAAAAGATTCGTATATATTTAAACCAGGTGGAGAAGAACCTTTATTTGGAAAAGTAAAATATATTAATCAAGAACTTTTAGATATGGGAGTCAAGGAAGGAGATGAGATATCTTACACTCCTGACAGTGATTATCCTTTCACAATAGATGGAGAAAAGCTATATCGAATGTATACTAATAATATAACAATGATTATATGATATATGCAATAGATGATTTTATTGATAAAGATTTATTTAAGATAGCTACTAACTATTTAAAAAAAGGAAAGTGGGTAACTCATAAAGCTGGAGATAAAAACTTCTATGTACAGGAATCCCCAAAATCATTTAATGAATATGTACTTAGTAAACTGTCTAACTTTGAAGGAAAAGAGTTATACAACATATTAAGTTTCTTTAGGATGTCTAATGATAATTTAGATACTAATTGGAGAATACATGCCGATGCTAAGATCAACGGGGAGCAGCCAGATAGAGCGGCTGTTATCTATATGTCACCAAGAGAATTAGAAGAACTTCATGGAACAGCTTTTTATGAACATGATATATATGGCAAAGAATTACCCATGGATATTAGTGATAAAGAATTTGATTTATTATTACAAGAAGATTCTGAGATTCTTGAGAAATGGAGATTAACTTCTGTAGTTGGCTATGAGCAAAATAGAATTATATCATATCCATCTAATTACTTTCATAGTAAGTATCCTAATAAATCTTGGAAAGAAGGTAGAGAGGTGTATGTAATTTTTTATAAATTTAAATAATGGACACAAGAGAACTTAAACAAAGTATTATAGATGCTGGTCAAAAGGCTGTAAAACAATTGATTAAAGTAGCAAAAGAAGATATTATTAAGTACGATAAAGATGATGAACTTGCAGCTGACAGATTAAAGAATGCCGCAGCTACAAAGAAACTTTGTATAATGGATGCTTTTGAAATACTAAAAAGAATAGAAGAAGAGAAAGCAATGTTAGATGGTAATTTTACCGAGAAAAAAAGTAATACATTAAAAGGATTTGCAGAGTCAAGATCAAAATAAATTATATACAAAACTAAATAAGTTTATTCCAAACTCAGTTATCGCAAGTAAAAACAGAGGGAGAAGTTGGCTGTATGGTTATAATGAAAAATATGATGTTGTTGTAATATCAAGAACAGGTCAATAGAAAGTGTTATTGATATTAATGGATTAAAAATAGCATTACCTAAGCCACCAAAAAATGTATATAAAAGATCTAAAGATAAGCAAGAACAGTATTGGGAACCAGTACCTATATCTAAAGAACTAAATAGAGTTAAATCTATATTTCAATGGCACGAAACTCCAGATCAATTTAAATCACAGTGGGTTGACTATATAGAAGAGGAGTTTAATAGAAGAGAGCAAGGACACTGGTTTATGAATAATGGAGTACCAACATATATAACTGGTACACATTATATGTATTTACAATGGACAAAGATTGATATAGGTAATCCAGATTTTAGAGAAGCTAATAGAGTATTTTATATTTTTTGGGAGGCCTGTAAAGCAGATAAAAGAAGTTTTGGGATGTGTTATTTAAAAATAAGACGTTCTGGGTTTTCATTTATGAGTTCTTGTGAAGGAGTTAATCAGGCAACTATAACTAAAGATGCTCGTATAGGAATACTTTCTAAGTCTGGATCAGATGCAAAAAAAATGTTTACCGATAAGGTTGTTCCTATTTCTAATAACTATCCATTCTTTTTTAAACCTATTCAAGATGGTATGGATAAACCTAAAACAGAATTAGCCTATAGAGTCCCAGCTTCTAAAATTACTAAAAAGAATATGCACACCTTGGCTGATGATGAGCTTGAAGGATTAGATACAACTATAGATTGGAAGAATACAGGTGACAATAGTTATGATGGTGAAAAGTTACAACTGCTATTACACGATGAAAGTGGTAAATGGGAAAGACCTGATAACATATTGAATAACTGGAGAGTAACTAAAACATGTTTAAGATTAGGTAGTAAAATTATTGGTAAGTGCATGATGGGTTCTACATCTAACGCATTAGATAAAGGTGGTAGTAATTTTAAATCTTTATATGAAGATTCTATGCCTAATAAAAGAAATGCTAACGGACAAACTAAAAGCGGACTGTATTGTCTTTTTATTCCTATGGAATGGAACTTTGAAGGTTACATAGATAGATATGGTATGCCAGTATTGCATACTCCAAAAACTCCCCATGTTGGTATTGATGGTGAATTAATTTCTATTGGAGCAATTAATTATTGGCAGAATGAAGTTGATTCATTATCTCAAGATGCTGATGCTTTAAATGAATTTTATAGACAGTTTCCAAGAACAGAGTCTCATGCTTTTAGAGATGAGAGTAAACAATCTTTATTTAATTTAACAAAGATATATCAGCAAATAGATTATAATGATTCTTTAATAATGTCTCATCATGCTACCAGAGGTTCGTTTCACTGGGAGAATGGTATAAAAGATACTAAGGTTATTTGGACTCCTAATAAAAATGGTAGGTTCTTAACAACTTGGTTACCAGCAAAACATTTACAAAATAGACAAATTACTGAAAGAGGAATCAAAAAACCTGGTAACGAACACATGGGTTCTTTTGGTTGTGACTCTTATGATATATCAGGAGTTGTTGTCGGTAAAGGATCTAATGGAGCTTTACATGGATTAACTAAATTTAATATGGAAGAATCTCCAAGTAACCATTTCTTTTTAGAATATATAGCAAGACCTCAGACAGCAGAAATATTTTTTGAAGAAGTTTTAATGGCTTGTATATTTTATGGTATGCCAATACTATGTGAAAATAATAAACCAAGATTATTATACCATTTTAAAAATAGAGGATATAGAGGTTATTCACTAAACAGACCAGATAAAACATACAGTAAATTATCTAAAACAGAAAGAGAGTTAGGAGGTATACCTAATAGTTCAGAAGATGTAAAACAATCACATGCTTCAGCTATAGAATCTTATATAGAAAAGTATGTAGGTATAGATTTTGAAGGGGATTACAGGGATTCGGGAGATATGGGAAGTATGTATTTTGGAAGAACATTAGAAGATTGGGCAAAGTTTGATATTAACAATAGAACTAAGTTTGATGCGGCTATAAGTTCTGGATTAGCTATAATGGCTAACCAAAAGCACTTATACACACCATCTAAACAAAAATCAAAAATAAGTATTAACTTTGCGAGATATAACAATAAGAGTACTCAAAGTAAAATAATTACATGAAAGCAGTCCAAATAGATATACAGTCTGCTGCGTTTCCTGATCAATTTGTAAACGACAAAACTAAAGCAACAAAAGAGTTTGGTCTACAAGTTGGTCAAGCAATACAATATGAGTGGTTTAGAAAAGATGGCATGAGTTGTAGATTCTACAATCAGTGGGCAGAATTTAATAGACTAAGATTGTATGCGAGAGGAGAGCAGTCAATAGCAAAATACAAAAATGAATTAGCGGTAGACGGAGATTTGTCATACCTAAATTTAGATTGGACTCCAATTCCTATTATTCCAAAGTTTGTTGACATTGTTGTTAACGGAATGTCAGATAGATTATTCAAGGTAAACTGTGTTGCTTCAGACGCTATGTCTGCTGAGAAAAGAAATCAATTCCAGAAAATGGTTGAGATTAATGTGGCTGCTCAAGATTTATTTCATCAAGTAGAAAAAGACTTTAACATGGAAGTGTTTCAGGTTGATCCTAAAACATTACCTCAAAGTGATACAGAGATGGAATTGTATATGCAGCTAAATTATAAACCAGCAATTGAAATAGCAAACGAAATAGCTATTGATACCATGCTACAAGAAAACCATTATAATGATACTCGTAAAAGAGTTGATATGGATATTACTACACTTGGTATTGGTATGAGTAAACATATGTTTCAACAAGGAGACGGAATAAAAGTTGAGTATGTTGATCCAGCAAATGTTGTTTATAGTTATACAGAAGATCCTTACTTTAAAGATTGTTTCTATTGGGGTGAAATTAAAACTGTTCCTATTACGGAAGTTATAAAAATTAATCCTGACTTAACGGAAGAAGATTTAGAAGAGATATCAAAATACAGTCAATCGTGGTATGACTACTATAATGTAGCGGCCATGTATGAGAATAGTATGTTTGCCAGAGATACTTGTACTCTATTATTTTTCAATTATAAAACTACAAATAGTTTTGTATATAAGAAAAAGAAAATGGCTGAAGGTACATTTAAGACTGTACAAAAAGATGATGAGTTTAATCCTCCACAAGAAATGATGGATGAGGGTAACTTTGAAAGAGTAGAAAAAAGAATAGATGTATGGTATGATGGTGTAATGGTAATGGGTAGTAACTTATTGATAAAGTGGGATATGATGGAGAACATGGTTCGTCCTAATTCTGCTAATCAGTACGCTATGCCAAATTATGTTGCATGTGCACCGAGATTATACAAAGGAGCTTTAGATTCTTTAGTAAGAAGAATGATCCCCTTTGCTGATTTAATTCAAATGACACACTTAAAGATACAACAAGTTGTTTCTAAAGTTGTGCCAGATGGTGTGTTTATAGATGCGGATGGATTAAGTGAAGTAGATTTGGGAACTGGTAATGCATATGATCCATCAGATGCTTTACGATTATACTTCCAAACTGGTAGTGTGGTTGGTAGAAGTTATACTCAAGATGGTGAGTTTAATAATGCTAAAGTTCCTATTACTCAACTTAATTCTAATAGCGGTGGAAGTAAAATGCAGATGCTTATAGGAAACTATAACCATTACTTAGGAATGATAAGACAGGTGACTGGATTAAATGAAGCAAGAGATGCCTCAATGCCAGATCCTAATTCTTTAGTGGGGGTACAAAAGTTAGCAGCATTAAATTCTAATGTTGCTACAAGACATATTATGCAAGGTAGTTTGTACATTACAAGAACCTTAGCTGAATGTTTATCTATTAGAACTGCTGATATTTTAGAGTACGCAGATTTTAAAGATGAGTTTGCAATGCAAATTGGTAAATATAATTTAGGTATTATAGAGGAGATTAAAAATCTTTATCTATATGACTTTGGTATATATATTGAAATGTCACCAGACGAAGAAGAAAAAGCACAGCTTGAACAAAACATTCAAATGGCTTTACAAAAAGGTGGTATTGACTTGGAAGATGCTATTGATATTAGAACTCTTAATAATCTAAAAATGGCTAACCAGCTTTTGAAAGTTAAGAGAAAACAAAAACAAACTGAAGTTCAACAACAAGAGCAACAGAAACAAGCTATGCAAGGTCAGCAGCAACAGGCTCTTCAGCAACAAGCTGCTCAAGCTAAGATGCAACAAACTCAAGCTGAATTACAAGCTAAGATTCAAATTAAACAAGCAGAGATTGCTTTTGAAATAGAGAAGCAAACTAATGAAGCTGAGTTGAAAAGAAGATTAATGGATGTTGAATTTAACTATAACATGCAACTTAGGGGAATGGAGCAAGGTCAGATAGATGCAAGAGAAACTCAGAAAGAGGATGCTAAAGCAGCTCGTATAAGTATGGGTAATACTCAGCAGTCTAAAATGATCACCCAGAGAAAAAACAATGGTGCTCCTATAAACTTTGAATCTAACGAAGATAGTTTAGATGGGTTTGACTTGGCAGAATTTGAACCAAGGTAAGACCTTAAATAAACAATAAATAATATATTAACTTTGTACAAATTAAATTAAATAAAATGGAAGAAAACAAAAACGAAACACCTGAACAACCAAAGTTCACTGTTAAAGAAGTTACAGGAGAAGAAAAATCTCGTGCTGAAGTAGAGGAACAATTACTTGCTAAGCATGAAGAAAAGTTTGCGGATAGTAAACCTAAAGAAGAAGAGGTTGAAAAAGATGAGGAAGTAAGAGAAGAAGCTCCCGTATCAGAGATAAATGATGCAGACGTTCTTAAATATATTAAAAATAGATACGATAAAGATATAGATTCTGTAGAAGGATTGTTTGATCAAAAAAATTCAAACGAAGATTTACCAGAAGATGTGTCAGCGTATTTTAAGTATAAAAAGGAAACTGGGCGTGGTATTGAAGACTTTGTTAAATTACAAAGAAACTATGATGACATGGATGGTGACCAAGTGCTAAGAGCTTATTACAATTCTACCGAAGAAGGTTTGGATAGTAATGACATTACTGATATTATAGATGATAAGTTTTCATTTGATGAAGATTTAGATGATCCAAAAGATATTAAGAAAAAGCAATTAGCTAAAAAAAGAGAACTTGTTAAAGCTAAAAAGTTTCTTAACGAACAGCGAGATAAATATAAAGCTCCTCTTGAGTCAAGTGGGAGTGGGTTATCAAGCGAAGACAAAGAGAAATTTGATAGTTATAAAAGTTATATAGAGGAATCTACTAATGCTCAAGAGGCACAGAAGAGAAGGTATGATTATTTCTTAGATAAAACCAGTGAGGTTTTTAACGATGAGTTCAAAGGTTTTGAGTTCAATATCGGAGAGAAACAATTTACATTCAAACCTGGAGACAGTGGTGAACTAAAGAGTAGGCAATCAGATGTTAATAATTTCACGAAGAAATTCATGGATGAAAAGACAGGAATGATTTCAGACGCTAAGGGATACCACAAGGCTATGTCCGTTGCCATGAACTTAGATAAGTTTGCTGAATTTTTTTACAATCAAGGTGTAACCTCGGCTGTAGACGAAGTAAGTAAAAAATCTAAGAACATTAATATGGAGATGAGGAAGACACCAACCAGCTTAAGTAAAGATGGATTAAAGATCAGAGCTGTAGGTGACACGAGTAGTGGAAGAGGACTCAAAATTAGAAGTATTAAAAAAAGTTAATAATTTAAAAATTAAAAAGAAATGCCAATATTAGCAAACCCAGGATTTGATCTACAACCTTCTTCGGAAAGGGTAGCACTTCCTTCGAACTATATTACTAATTTCGATTTTCTTAATCAGTATCTTCCAGATACATACGAGAAAGAATTTGAGAGATATGGTAATAGAACAGTAGCTTCATTCTTAAGAATGGTAGGTGCTGAAATGCCTTCAAACTCTGACATGATTAAATGGGCAGAGCAAGGTAGACTACACACAAAATACACACAAGTAACAGTAGCTGCGGCTGGTGGTACTGCTGGTGTATTTACAGTAAATGATCCCCTTAATCCAGTGGGTTCTAACATCGCTGTTAGAATTGGACAAACGGTATTTATTTCTGACAACACAGCGGGATCTTCACTTAGCAATAAAGCTGTAGTGACTGCTGTAACTGCAACTACATTCACTGCATCTTACTATGAGATTGTTGGTGTTGTTCCAGCTGCAACAAACTTAACTGTAATGATTTACGGTTCTGAATTTGCTAAAGGAACTCCAGGAATGGTAGACTCATTAGAGGCTAACGATGTATTCTTTGACAACAAACCAATTATCATTAAGGATACTTACGAGGTAAGTGGTTCTGACATGGCTCAAATTGGTTGGGTTGAAATTTCTACTGAAAATGGTGGATCAGGATACCTATGGTACTTGAAGTCTGAGCACGAAACAAGATTGAGATTTGAAGACTATCTTGAAACTGCAATGATTGAGGCTGTTCCAGCTGCTCCAGGTTCTGGTGCTGAAGCTGCACTTTCTACATCTGTTGGTGCTCCAGGAACTATCAACGCTGGTTCTGAAGGTGTATTCTTTGTTGTAGGAAACAGAGGTAATGTATGGGGTGGTGGTAACCCAACAACACTTGCTGGATTCGATACAGTTATTCAGAGATTAGACAAGCAAGGTGCTATTGAAGAGAATGTTCTTTTCGTAGACCGTCAGTTCTCATTTGATATTGACGATATGTTAGCTGCTCAAAACTCTTATGGAGCGGGTGGTACTTCATATGGTTTATTTGACAATGATGAAGACATGGCTTTAAATCTTGGATTCACTGGATTCAGAAGAGGTTATGACTTCTACAAGTCTGACTGGAAATATCTAAACGATGCTTCAATGAGAGGTGATATCGTAGGTGGTGGAATTAGCGGACTATTAGTTCCAGCTGGATCTACATCTGTATATGACCAAATCTTAGGAAAGAACGCTAAGCGTCCATTCTTACACGTTAGATATAGAGCTTCAGAAGCTGAAGACAGACGTTACAAAACTTGGATTACTGGTTCTGCTGGTGGTGCAAGAACATCTTCTTTAGATGCAATGCAAGTAAACTTCTTGAGTGAGAGAGCTTGTTGTACTTTAGGTGCAAACAACTTCTTCTTATTCCAAGACTAAGTAAGTAATTAGGGGAGGATTAATCTCCTCCCCTTTTTTTTTAATCTAATTAAATTATAAATAAAATGTCAAAAACAAAAAACTTCGTAGCTAAAAGCTATAAACTAAAGTCTAACAGCACACCGTTAGCATACATGTTATCTTCTCATCATTCTAAGAGAAGCACTCTATTACATTTTGATGAAGAGACTGGAACCAATAGACCTCTTCGTTATGCAAGAAACCAAAAGTCTCCTTTCGAGGATGAACAAGATGGTAATGCAATTATGGAACCAATTATATTTGAAGATGGATTTCTACATGTTCCTAAAAACAACCAAGTACTACAACAATTTCTTGCTTATCATCCAGCAAACGGTAATGTCTTTGAAGAGATAAATGATCAGAAGGATGCAGCTGAAGATTTAGAACTGGAGAACATTGCTTTAGATGCACAAATTGCAGCAAGATCTTTAGATTTAGATAAACTTGTTCAGGTTGGTAGAGTTCTTTTAGGTAGTGATGTTGATACATTAAGTACAGCAGAACTAAAAAGAGATATCTTAGTATACTCAAGAAACTATCCTACTGATTTTATGGAGGTAATTAATGATCCAACATTACAAGTACAAGAAGATGTTGTATTATTTTTCCAAAACCAATTGATTACTTTAAGAAATAATGGTAAGGATGTATACTTTAATCTAAAAGATAATAAGAAAAAACTAACCGCAGTACCTTATGGAGAGGACGCAGAATATATTCTTGCTGATTATTTCCAAAGTGACGATGGCTTAGAAATCTATAAGTACTTGAAAAAGATACTGAAGAAAAAATAGTAATAAAGAACACTCCAATTGGGGTGTTTTTTTTTTGATTATCTTTGTCCTTTATTAACCCATTAAAACTTTTTATAAAATGGAAAAATTCTTATCTATCCCAGTGACAGGATCTGGGGACGTTCTTTTGAATGTCAATGACGTTATTTCAGTTACATCTACTGCTACTGGAACAACAACAGTTATTACTTATTTAAATGGTAATACTGCAACAATTACTGCGGCTGCTCAAGTAAACTTCAGTATGAGAAAAGCAATTCAAGATGCAATAGTGGCAGCACTATCAACTTCTTGGACTCGTGTAACTTACTCTGTGATTACTCCACAAGCAGTATCTGGAATCGTAATTGCCTAATGGGTAAGTTCATTAGTGTGCCAATCCCGATGTATGATTTTGTATCGGACATGGCTAACCCTTTAGTAGCTGGTGCAGCAAGTGCTTCGGTTCCTGGTAAGTTATCTTACGGGACAGGAGGATTCGCAAGTGCGGTTTCTGTTGGGGATATAGTTTTAGACACAGATGTTTGGGTTACTTCAGTAGTAACTAAAGTAGATAGTGATACACTACTTACAATTGCTGGTGCTGGTAACGTAACATTAGAAGTAACAGGTGCTAACTTCAAAATATGGAGTCCAGCAAATGCTTACAGTCTAACGTATGCAAGTGGATTATTTTTGTCTAATGTTAGAGCTGGTGACTTTGTATTAAATGAAGACACTGGTTTACATGCAAAAGTTGTATCAGTAGTAAGTGATACAGAAGTAATGATTGATAACCTTATTTTTGATGATAACGGTACAGATAAAGCTGTTATGATTTCACAAAATGGATTTGGTTGTCTTTTAGTAAACCTAAAAGATATCTTAATGCCTATACCAAAAGCTGGAGGTGGTGGTATAGATCCTCTATCTATAGAGTATAAAGAATCTAATGGCACTAAAACATTAAACTTTGAAATTAATGAAGCTCAGATTGATTACTGTTATTCTAATGCGTTTTTAGATTTGGCTATTAAAACTATGGAGTCTGAATGGACTCATGTAGTAAATGAAATGCCATTGATAAATTCTCCAGCATTTGGTAAAGGAGGAATTTCTCCTGTACTTTATTGTACGAGTATTCAATACGCATAAGTTAGTTTACATTATATTAAGAGAGGTCTGCTAAAAAAAGTAGACCTCTTTTTTTTTGTTATCTTTGTAGAAATGTTTATATAATATGGCGGCATCAATAAATGAAGTACGAAACACTGTATTAGCTATAGCGAATAAAAATAATTACGGATATATATCCCCACAAGATTTTAACCTATATGCTAAACAGGCTCAGATGGATATGTTTGAAGATTATTTCTACCAGTACAACAACTGGATTAATAAAGAAAACAATCGTCAATCTGGAACAGGATATGCTAATATCGTAAAAGGTTTAGTAGAGGTTATAGATAGTTTTTCTACTCAAGTTTTTTTAGCTCAGAGTAATGCTAATGTATTTACTCTGCCTAATGATTATTACTTAATTAATAAATTATTTTATTATTCAGTTCCTTTATTTACAGGAGTATCAGCTGGGCCAAGTGTAAATCAATTAATTGATCCATTAGCTGTAGGTTGGACTACAATACCAGCTTCAGCACCAACACCAAATATTGGGACTATAATTGTTAATACAAGTACTTTTAATCAGGCATATGTTACTGGAGTAGTAAGCTCTACAACAATTAATTTAAGTGCAGATATATTTCCAAACATTGGAGATAGCTATGTTATATATTCTAATACTAATACAAGAGAGGTTGAAAGAGTAAGTCAAAACAAAATATTCTATTTAACTAATTCTATGTTAACTAATCCTACAAAAACATATCCAGCTTATGTTTTGGATGCAAATAGTGTAACGGTATATCCTACTACTATTATGAATGCTGGAGATATACAAGCTCAGTATGTGAGGTATCCATTAGATCCTAAATGGACTTACTTAAGTTTAGTCGGTGGTGAACCTTTATTTGATCAAACTCAACCTGATTTTCAAGAGTTTGAATTACCAGATTCTGATGAGCCAACATTGATAGCTAAGATATGTCAATACATAGGTATAGAGATTAGAGAGGAAATGGTGTACGGATTTGGAAATTCATTAGAGACAATAGAAACCCAAGAAAGTAGTTAATTATGAGTTATATAACAGATTATCAATATTACGAAAACAGTGGAATAATACCTACTGACGAGAACTGGGGATCATACCAATATGTTTCTTTAGAAGATATAGTTAATAATTTCATGATGATGTATCAAGGAAATCATGAGTTAGTTAATAATATAAATCGTTATCAAATTTTATTTCACGCTAAGCGTGGTATACAAGAGTTGCATTATGATGCAATGAAAGAAATAAAAATATTAGAACTTAAAGTTTGTGATACATTAAGATTTGTTTTACCTCCTGATTATGTTAACTGGGTTAGGGTAAACCTTATGAAAAATGGTATGTTATTTCCTTTAACAGAAAACATACAAACAAACTGGAGTGGAGCTTATTTACAAGATCATGACTGTAGAATATTATTTGATATAGATGGTAATGTATTGAAACCAGCTGATTCTTTCTTTGATATACAAAGATTAGATGGTACTCAAAAAAACATGTATCCAGGTACAGGCCCTTATGCTGGTCAGATGGGTTGGTGTGTAAATGGACAGTGGTGTTTTGATTATCAGATTGGAGGAAAGTTTGGTTTGAATACGGAGACCGCAAACATAAACCCAACATTCAGTATTAATAAACAAGATGGTCTAATTACTTTTAACTCACAGATGGCTGGAGAGTTTGTGGTATTAGAGTATGTTTCAGATGGATTAGAAAACGGGAATGATTCTCGTGTACAGGTTAACAAATTATTTGAAGAATTTATCTATGCATATATTAGATATTCTATTTTGAATGGTAAGTTAGGGGTTCAAGAATATGTAGTAAATCGAGCAAGAAAAGATAAATCTTCTTTGCTTAGAAATGCTAAATTAAGATTAAGTAACATACACCCTGGCCGACTCTTACAAAACTTAAGAGGTCAGGATAAATGGATAAAATAGTATGGCAGATATTAGATCAAATTTTATAGCTGGTAAAATGAATAAGAGTGTGGATGAGCGTTTAGTTCCTCCAGGCGAATATGTTGATGCTCTTAATGTACGTTTAGGTTCTACTGAAACAACTGAGATTGGAGCTGTAGAAAATTCTAAGGGGAATACTCGTCTTTCATTTTTATCTTACAATGGAAGTCCGTTATCAGAACCAGCTGCTCCAGCACCACCTACTACATTTTGTATTGGTTCTTTTGAAGATGGAATGAATGAAACTATATATTGGTTTATTCATGACTCTAACAATCCACTATCTACCACAGGTAAGGTTGATATGATTGTTTCTTTTAATACTAATAGCAATACCACTACATATCATGTTGTTTCTGTAGATGATGGAGGAGGTGTTAATACAACATTAAATTTTGATCCTAAGTTTTTAGTAACAGGTGTAAATAAAATAGAAGACTTATTGTTTTTTACTGATGACAAAAATGCACCTCGAACTATAAATGTAAAAAGAAATTACGATGATCCTGTTGCTGGAGTAGACGGGATTGTAGAAGAAGATATAAGTGTTATTGTTAAGCCACCTGGATTTGAAACTCCAGCGGGTGGTAATATTCCTTTACCAGTTCCAACTGTACAGCCTGAAATGTTTCCAGGAGATGAAAATTATATGGAAACAAGATTTTTATCTTTTGCATATAGATATAGGTATACTGATGGTGGTTATAGTGCTACGTCTTTATTTACTAATGCGGTGTTTGAACCTGGCCCTTTTAGATTTGACTTGACTACTTTCAATAATGGAGGTATGGTAAATAAATATAATGGTGCTACTATTGGTTTTTCTACAGGATCTAAAAGAGTTGTTCAAGTTGATTTGCTTTATAAAGAATCTACATCTAATACTATATATGTAATAGAAAGATATAATAAAGCAGATTTAGGTTGGTCAGATAATATACAGCAAACCATAGTGTTTACTAATAGTAAAATATATACAGTATTAGGATCGGATGAATTATTAAGGCAATATGATAATGTTCCTCGAACTGCAAAGGCACAAACCATTCAGGGTAATAGACTTATATATGGAAACTATGTTGATGGATATGATATAGTAAATCAAAACGGTCAAAAGATACCAATTAGTTACAGGACAGATCATGAAGTACAAGAAGTAGGTGGTGTAGCATTAGCTACTCCAGTTGCTACTAAC